CTTCTGGAAAGGCAGACCCTTTAAAGAAAGCTAATAGAAAAGCTTTAGGTGATGTATCAATCCCTAAATCGGGTGTTTATAATGTAAATGAACTTGGCGATGAACTTATCGTGCCACCAAAGGGTAATTTTGATTACTTAAAAAAAGGAACAGGGGTAGTTCCTGCTAACTTAACAAGAAATCTTATGGATTGGGGTAAATTTAATCCTAAGAATTTACTTGGTAAACAAATGTCGAATATTACAAATGACCATTCGATTACAATTCAAAATCTCACAGTTCAATCAGATAATGCAAAAGATTTCGTAAGACAATTACGAAATCTTGCAATTTTACAAAAATAAGAGGTCACAATAAAAAGTGACCTCTATCTTTTTTATAAGGAGGTACAAAAATGCTATATCAACCTTCGTATCCATATCCTTATTTGTCAGATATTGATGCGACAGAGGATAATACCTTCTATTGTTGCATAAATGCAGAAGGTGGAACTACTGTTATAGCTTACACCTTAACAATTAACGATTTGTCAGGTAACGAAATCTATACTACAAATAGACAATTTATTTCTATGCCTTTGTATTCTCAAGAAATTTTATTAGTAAATATTCCAAATACGAGCGGAATGATAAATGGGAGAGATTATGTTTGGAATATAGAACTTGTTGAATCTAATGCTGATATATGGAGGGCATTTGGAACAATACAAGAGGGTGAAAATACGACAACACAACTTGTATTGAGAAAAAATTGGCTTGTATCATCAGGGGATTGGGTAGTTATTAATAGCCAAAAGATTAAAATAATAAATTATGATTTTACTACGGGAATTGCAACTTTGGAAACAGAATTAAATGCAGTGCCTATGGTGGGAACTACTTATAATATATATGGAGATAGTGTAAAAAGTAATGATTATTTATTTAATGCGAGAAGTACCCCTGTTTTAAGTATTAATAATATTCCACAAATAGTAACAACAAAATCATATACATTTATTGGTGATTATATTCAAGCACAAGGGGTTAATTATAAATATTTCGTATGGACTCTGTATGATGAATTGCAAAGAATTATAACTACTACAGGAGAAATTTCTACAGGTAATATAGAATATACATTTGATGGTTTTATTAATGGGTCTACTTATGGGATTGGGCTATTGGTTGAAAATCAAGATGGTGTTACAATAGATGTTCCTCCTCGATATTTTAAAGTGGAATATCAGAATCCTGAAATAGCTTCTGCGCCAAGTGCAGAATTAGATTGTGATAAAACGGCTGTTCGTGTTCTTTGGACACCGTTGTTAATAAATAATGGTGAAGCTGAAGGTGTAAGTGATGTAAAATATAATTACATATATAATCAACCTTATGATGGGGCTATAAGCGTAAATATAAATGCAGGATGTAATATTACATGGAATGTTGGTTCAGAAGGATTACCTATATTTTTTAATTATGAAAGCACGACTTATATTCATTGGCATACCCCAAATCCTGATTTTAATGGAATTATTTATAAGCAAGAAGGAGTTCCTATTGATTTAATTGCATTGAGCCTTGTTGCACCAACTATGGCAAAAATGGGTGATAGATATTATAATATAGCAACAGGTTATATTTATACAGCAGTTGAAGATAATACATGGGGGCTATCAGGTGAAGAGCCATCAGTAGACATTTTATACAAAAATATTCAAACGAATCTTTTATATATTTATGATGGTACAACCCTTCAAACTACCACCTATCAGCCACCAACCTACACAATATCTTATGATACAGGTGTATTTTATTATTCTATTTCCAACGGAGATTTTGTAAGAGATGGCGAAGTAAGAGTTTCGGATATTTATAATTTATGGCTATTGCAACCATTAAACGCTGACACACGACAGTCATATGGTTGGTTAGATACATCGAGTTGGAATGATACTTTATATTGGACTGAAAGCTTACAATCTTTTATTGATAAGTTTTGGTTCAAAATAACTTTATTGCCGACAGAGATACAAATCAAAACTCTTGTCTCTAATACAATTACTTTTTATATCCGTGATAAATCGAGTCCATTTTACGCAGATAGGGGAATGACTTGGGATACATGGGTTGAGAGTACATATAGTCAAGCCTATCTGGGAGATATAGAGTTTTCTGTTGATAAGATTAAAAATAAAGTTAGAGCTACAACTCCAACCGACGCTTGGTATATACAATATAATGACAATGATGTTACTCCATCTGATATCATTATTGATAAGGCTTTTTATAGTTAGAACTAAGGAGGTATTTTATGACATTTTCATATAATAAAGCAACTTTATATGGACAGAGTTATGTTGATTACCTCTGGATTAAAAATAAAGTTGATACACAAACAGAAATAGATTCTACATTAGAGCTTACTTATGTTCCCGAATGGGATACAAACACATTTTTATTAGCAAATTTTAATAATACTCTTAATGCAGGTAATATAGTCTCCATAAGTGACCAAATTTTATATTGGCAAGTTTATAAAAGAAAAGAGGGTGACTCTACATTACATTTTATTACAAAAGTACCTGCAAGTCAATATTCTATTTATGATTTTTCTGTTCTCAATAATGAATCGTATCAATATATATTATTTGCTGAAACTGAGGGGTATATTTCTGCTCCGTTACAGCAAAATGGATTTACAGGGGTTAATTTGTGGTCGTGGTCGTTAGTGGGGCTTGTTCCGTCTGATTCATCGAACAATCTTTTTTATGCAAATATGCAAAATGTATGGAGGTTTGATACAGAATTAAGTTCGAGTGCCATGCAACAAAATATGGATAAATATACTCTTGAAAATTTTACCCGTTATCCTAAGATTTCAAGTGGATTGAAGAATTATTTGTCCGGAAATATAACATCCTTTATTAATAATCCGGTAAATGGAAGATATTCAGATACTGTTAAGATGTATAATGATTTTATTGATTTTATTGCCGACGAAAATCCTAAACTTTTGAGAGATAGAAAGGGTAATGGATGGATTGTGGCGACAACAAATAATAGTATGCAATATATAGATGAGAGTGCTGAACAGATTACAAATATATCATTCGATTTTATACAAATTAATGACTTTAATAATATAAATGTTATAGGGGGTTAATATGGCTAATTATAATTTTAACCAATTACCTTCAAGTATATATGTTAATTTAGTTAAATCTCAACAAATTAGACCAAGATTTAGGCTCTCAATATTGTATCAAGATGAAAAATTTAAAGAAGATATAAGTAGTTATATAATTGAAGGGTCTGCGAGATTAAACATTACATATCAACAGGGACAAAGGCGTTCATTAAGTTTTTCTTTAGATAATACAACAGGAAAATTTACTCCAAATGGAATACAAGGTGTTTTATGGCTCGATAGTAAATTTAAACTTGAGCTTGGTATGGAATTTTCCAACGGAGATATTGTGTGGAATAGCGCAGGAATATTTGTTGTAGGACAACCAAATGCTACAAGACAAAGAGGTGAAAAGATTGTTGAGGTTCAATGTTATGATAAATTCGCTTTACTTGATGGAACATTAGGCGGTACATTTGAAAGTACATATCAAGTTAATGTTGATGAGCAAATTTATAAAGTAATGGTAGAATCTTTGCTTCAAGATAATGGAAACGGCTATCCTATTGATTCAAAACCTATTATATTCGATAGTGAATTAATTGATAATAAAACCCAATATACTCTTTCCAAATCACCTAATGAGTCTTTTGGTTCTTTATTAATAGAATTAGCAAATATGATAAGTTGTGATATTTATTATGGGGTAGAAGGCAATTTGATTGTAAGAAGTGGTATTAGAGATATTTCTCAAGTAAATAAGCCTACATTATGGACTTATAGCGATAAAGAATGGGAATATTTATCTAATGTTACTACCTATGATTTTACAAAAGTAAAGAATCGTGTTACAGTTTGTGGAGCAAATATAAATTCTGAAGCCCTTTGTGTTCAGACGGCAGAAAATACAAATCCACAGTCTCCAACAAGAATATCTCTTATAGGAGTTAGACAATACTATTTAGAAGATAGTAATATATATTCCGACGAATTAGCAAAACAAAGAGCAGAATACGAATTAAATAAATTTTCCATATTACAACAAACAATATCAATAGATAGTACATTTATGATACATTTAGATGTAAATAATTGTATTGCTCTTAATGATGGTTTTTTCAATTATTATGATAATAGATTTGTTATTCAGTCCATTGCTATTCCATTGCATCCTAATAGTACAATAACTATCGAATGTACGAATATAGCTTCGTTGCCATATTATCCAAGCTAAGGAGGTGTTTATGTGAAAAACGAAGAATTAAATTCGTTAATAGAGGTGATAAGACAAATATCCACAAATGAATGTCAAAAAATTATTAAAACTTCTAATATCGCCTCTAATCATTTTGCTACTGTATTAAGTATCAATAAAGATAAGACTTGTAATGTAATGATAGTAGGGGGTGAAACTCCTTACACTAATCTTGTGAATAAAACAGGTGAAACTCTTGAGACGGGAGATAATGTTCTTATCGAAGCTCTTAAGGGTAATATAGGTAATGGATATATTAAATTGAAACTGGGGATTAGTGATGTGAGTGGCGCACCAGACTCTGTTGCATGGGCTAAGATTTATGATACTCCAACAACCCTTAACGGTTATGGAATTCAAGATGCTAAAATTGAGAATGGCACTATTACGCTTGGAACTAACTCTATAACTCCCCTTTCAGTAGAAAGTGTCCCTGTTAAGTCTGTAAACAATAAAATAGGTAATGTTATGTTAACATTCTCAGATGTAAACGCTTTACCAAATAGGGCTGCAACCGCTACGACACTTGGGGGAGTTAAAGTGGGTAGTGGATTAACCATTGATGATAGTGGCACTTTAAGTGTAAATGAAAGTGCTGATAGTATAGATTGGAGTACTATCAAAAATATCCCTACGACATTAAATGGTTATGGTATAACTGATGGGGCAACCATTTCTCAGGTCAATGTTTTAAATACAAAAGTAAATACAAATGAGAATAATATAGCATCGGTTGCGAGTGCTGTAGATACGCTTCAAAATAATGTATCTACAGCTCAAAACGAGATAAAGTCATTACAAGATACTTATGTTCCCAAAACTACCACTATCAATAATAAAGCTCTTTATGGTAATATTACCTTAGATTCAAATGATGTAGGAGCTTTACCGAATCGAGCCGCTACATCTACTACATTAGGTGGAATAAAAGTTGGTGCAGGACTTATAATTGATGCAAATGGTGTATTAAATGCTACAGGGGGAGGAGTAGCCGATGCTGTAGATTGGGCTAAGGTTCAAAATAAACCAACTACAATTGAAGGATATGGTATTACAGATGCTGTTACAAGCGTAAATTATAAATCGGGTATTGTTAATCTTACAGCAAGCGATGTTGGTGCTTTAGCAATAACTGGTGGTACATTAACAGGAAATCTTCAAATTGGTAGCACAAGTCTTCGTACAAACGGATATGTTATTGGCACTTGGTTACAAGGAACAGCAAGCAATCATTTGAATTATACAGCGACTAAGTTTGCTGTGCAAGATGCAAGTGGTTGGATATATCATCGTACAGCAAGTGAAGTAAGAACAGATATAGGTGCAGGTAATACTAATCTTTACAAAATTGATAATGTTTCTATACCTACTACAGCATGGGTAAATAATACAAATTCTCAAGCATTGGCTCAAGAAAAAGTTGACTTTCCATTTATGGCGACAATATCTATAACTAATCCTGCTATTACAGAAAATGATATCGCAAGAGTTGTGTTAAATTATGTTGACCAAATTAGTGGAAACTTTGCCCCTGTCTGTTACACAATTGCCAATGGGGTTATTATCGAAGCAGCTGATAAGCCATCTGAAACAATAACTCTTAGTTACATATTAATAGAACGAATTCTATAGAAAGGAGAGGATATTATGGCTTTTAATTGGGTAAATATCAATAATAATGAAATCGCAGGAAGCGTAAGGTCAAAACTTAATTCACTTGGTACAAATTATGCAAGTGATAGCATCAATATTGATAATTTATCTTCTGGTATAAATACAATTAATTCTGAACTTGCAACTATAAATGGAAAGTTACAAACGCTCAATTCTATGGTGGGAATTGCATTAAATGTAAGTTGCCCTTCTTCGCAATGGGTAGAAGATACTGATAAAACTTATACAAATTTTCCATACAAAGTTGATTTGTTTGTCCAAGGAACGACATCTGATATGTCTCCAATTGTAAACTTTGCTCCTGTTGACCAAGAAAGTGGCAATTATATAGGGGCGCAATCATCAACTAATGTTATTACCATTTGGGGCAAAGAAATTCCTGAAACGGATTTTGTGATTCCGAATATCATACTAATACAGGAGGTGTATGTTTAATGCAAGGAATAGTAAATAGTATTAGTGGTGGATTATCACTAACAAATCAAGAAAAAATTACAGTCATAGCCGACGGAGCAATCGAGAAAGGCAGCTATGTATATGGTAAGGCTATGCCAATTACAGATATGGAAACTTTTTTACCTGTCCCTTTAGGAACTTATAATGTTGGTGAAGCACCCTGGATTCCTTTAGGCACATTGGACTATAGATGTACAACAGGTGAGTATAATTCTCGTGATGACGAAACAAGTAGACAGGCTATAATAAAAAAAGACTTATCCTTATTGTATTCTACTGTGAACACATCTAACGAACGACAAGGATTTTTTGTGCCTAACCAAAGTGATACGGAGGGTTTTGTAATGGACATAAGCAATTCGGGCAGTACAGGAGATTGGAGTTTTGAATTAAATGTACAACCTGCAACAGTTAGTTCAACAACAAAACTTACAAGAAGTGGAACAAAAAAGACTTTAACGCTAACAGACCCTTATCATGCTCTTAGAGTTGTTGGGGTCAAAAAACTAAACGCAAATATATTCTTAGTGTTTTTACATGGTTATGTTGCAGACCACGACTATGGACTTTGGGTGATTAAAATTGAATTGTCAGGAACAACTTATACTCCTTCACTACAAGAATACAAGGGTGTTGTTGATGAATATTTTGGTTCAATTATAGATTTTGTATCGTCAGGAGAATACACTCTATTCTATACGAGTGGCGGATATGCTTTTGAAATGAGATTCATTGAAAACACAAAAACTATTGTCTTTGGAGCTATAATCCTTGTGAGCGGAAAAAGTAACATATCTGAGTTAAGTTATGACGCAAATTCAAACAATTACATTATTGAAGCTCAACTTACATATATGGACAATGTTAACAAAAATAGAGACACTTATACTTTTACGAAAATAAAACTGGTCAAAATAATTTGGAACAAAGGCAACTATTCTTCGGACGATATTTCGGAAGAATACAGATTTTTTCCTTTATACTTACGAGGAACGAATGTTGATAAAATTGTTCCTTATACAGTAGAACAAAATTCTAATCCTTATTATAATATTTCTTTATTAGCATACAGAAATTATCTCAATACAAAAATTAAAATGGGATATTTCATTGGAAAAGAGGCATTAGATGGTTTAATATGCGGAATAGGGCTTCCTGAAGTGATATCTGCTTGTAACAGTAGTGAAATACCAACAGATGCAGAGACATACATGTACAGTTACAAATGGATTAAATGGAATAATCGTTTCTTTTCCTATAATGCAGCACTTCCAAAGTACAATCCTGTTGTCTCTCTTGTGTTTCCTACAACTCCTGCCTTTAAAGTTGCAAAATATACTGCAGCTAACAACAGTTGTGAAATACCTATAGGAATTGCGCTAACATCAACAACATCTGCTGAACAAGAAATAAAAATAGCATTAATAGAATAGGGGATGAAAATATGAAAGTTTTATTATTAAAAGATGACAGAAGAATATATCATGTGTCTGAAGAAATATTTGAGAATGACAAATTCTATATTGTATCAGGAACTATCGAACATCCAAATACAATGGTTCCTAAAGTATTTGGATTGATAGTTGAATCCGATACGGTGACAACAGAGGACATTGGAAAATATCTTGCTAATGATGGAACAGTGATAAACCCAGAAACAAGTACAAATCCTTATGGCATTCCAGACAGTCTCCGAGAAGAAATATTGTCAGATTACAGAGAAGACATTGCGAAAGAGGTGAGTGAAAATGGCTATGACGCATAAAGATATAGTGGATATGATTCTTCTGTCAAGACCAGCAGTTTTAGATGAATTTGCTTTAACCACAATTGAGATGTTCCCAAAATGGAAATCAATAATTGGAAAAACCCTAACTCAGGATGATATTGACAAGGGTTATGACCGATACCAACATGATGGAAAATTGTATCAACTTATACAGCCACACACCCCGCAAGAGGGTTGGGAGCCAGATAAAACTCCTGCACTTTGGAAACTGGTTTCTCTTGAAGAATATCCTGAATGGGTTCAACCAACAGGAGCGCAGGACGCATATGCAAAAGGCGACAAGGTTACGCACAACGGCAAAAAGTGGGTATCCACAGCAGACAACAATGTCTGGGAGCCGGGTGTATACGGATGGGATGAGGTAGAATAGGAGGAAAAAATGTCATGCGTGAATTTACTTATTAGCCACAATATAATCATTCAAGGTTCAACCCCAACTCTCTGTCTTCACCTTGATTATGATATATCAGACCCACAGACAGAGGAAGAGGCAGAATATAAAGATTATTATGACACGACCGTAATTATCAAATATAGCCTTACTGATTATCTTTATTATACATCTCAAAACGACCTCACAATTCTGCCCGATGTTATTGATGAAGAATCATGTTCGTGTGAGTGTCAACAAGGATGTACGATTTTTCTTGATTTATCTCAAGAAGATACAATTAAATTCAAGAAGCAAATTTATATACAAGTTATTGCCAAGAATAAAAATAGCGGAGCTGTGTTGGAAACATTTGAAGTTCCGATTAATATATGTAGAAAATTAGATAGGAAGGTGATATAGTGGGAAATTGTAATTGTGGGTCAAATACAACGAATATGTGTATTCCCAATAAGCCTCTAAATGATTCATACAATTATAATAATTTACGAAATAAACCCGAAATCAATGGTGTTTCCCTTATGGGAAAACAGACATCGGTTGATTTAGGGCTTTATGGGGAAGGAAATCCCGAAACATATGCATTTGAACAGAAAGTTGCAAGTGCGCTCTGGCACATTGAACATAATT